GTACTACTTTATGACCCCAGCCTATTGTGCGAAATCCTTCCGTGTCTATGTACACGTGATCTCTGAAGCCTTCTGATAATTTTACGGAACCTGCTAATTCGTCGTATGTCACTTAGTAAGACCCTTTGCCTTTTCGAAGGTGCGAAGGCCCGATACGCCGAGCATTGAAGTGACAATTGCTAAAAGAGGCCCAGTTTCTATGGAAGGTGGAACAATATCTATACCTGAGAATTTTGCATACCATTCAATACAGGGAGATAGGATAAAGGCGAAGAACAGAGCCAGGGCTCCACACCAGCCAATCGCTGGTCGCCACCCAGCAACGAATACGCTACGATGGGTGGCTTCCTTTGCATTAACATCTAATTGCTTTTCTGCAAGCTTTTGTTGAATGCGTTGCATCAATATTTTTTTATCTAATTTTTCTTCCTCTGATGTATGAATCTCGTCGACAACTTTTGCGATAGTTTTTAAGGCTCCGCCTTTACCGCCTAATAGTCCTCCGAGAAGATTAAGCACTACGCTGCTCCGCCTGTCATCCAGCTAATTATCCAGATAACAACGATCGCTACAATAGCGGCCTTGATCCAGTCCTTCATTTTCCAATCTGACCACTCTTTAATATGTGACCATAGATCTTTTAGTAAGTTCATAGAACCTCCTTTGTTTAAGATGAGGATTATACTATTTTACGCCTTTAAAAGCTACTTTTTTAATCTGCGCATTGCTTGTCTGACCTTTTGGACCCGAACCTTTGTTGTTTTTTACAACAAAAGCAGGGAAAGTCATGGCAGCATCAGATCCAACTTTCATTGTTGGAAAAGGATTTTTTGCAGACACAATAGTCATTTTTGCACTTTTCTTTTTCATTTTTTTGCCTTTCCGTAACCACGTTTTGCTAATCTACCAGCTAAACCACCTCTAGCAGCTTGAATTGTTTTAGGTCTAATCATTTCAATAGCTATACTTAAGAAACCTTTTTTCTTTTTCTTTTTCTTTGGAGAATCTACCGCACCGCCGCGTTTCTTTTTAACAACGCCACGTCCCATCAAAATGTCTTTTTTAGTAATTTTACCATCACCACTTAAATCAGGGAATTTTTTTGACATTACTTTTTTACCTTTTTAGCTACCTTTTTAGCCGTCTTTCTGGCTACTTTTGCAGCTGTGCCTGCTAAGCCCCCTAATGCTGGTATTGGAAAAGGTTTTGTTTTTTTAAACATGTCTTTAAATTTTGGTAATTGTTTTTGTTGTTCTGGAGTTGGTCTACCTAGTGGTCGTTCAAATTTTGGACCGTCTCCTTTAGGAATAGGTATATATCTAGGTCCTTTTTTCTTTTTTCCTTTGTTCGCTTTAGCAATTTCAGGTTGTCTATCACTAGATAGTCTATATGGATTTTTTTTCTTTTTTGGTTTTGGTTTTCTAAGTGCCATGAGTAATCTCCTATTTAATGTATAGTTGGTTTTAAAAGATTTAGCAAGTCTCTTGCGTTATGATTTAAAATATTATCATATTCTTGCTCGGTAAGATTGTTATGGTACAACATTTTTGCTACACCCATCATTGCCCCCGCTAAAAGTATCTGATCTTCTTGACTTGTTACACCTGTATCAGCAAAAGTCATTAACTCAGTAAAATATTCCTGTAATCTAACTGTTGCGCTTGTCATTTTGTTTTTCTAAATTAACATTTGCACGCAATTGTGCAATATCTTCTTGTGAATCTATTTTATCTTGAGCTAATTTAGCGTTTTGTTCTAATTTTGCAGCATCTATCTCTACATTTGCTTGATCATTTTGTGATTTTCGCTGTAAATCAGCGGCTCTAAGCTGTAACTCTTGCTGTTTTAACTGAATTAGAGGGTCTTCCCCTTGTTCTGCCATCATTTCTTGCTCTTCAGCTATCATTTTTTCTGTCATTTCAGTAATTCTTTCAGCAACTTTGGATTCTAGTATTTCTTGAAGCTTAACTTGTTCCTCTTGAGGCATCTGACCACCAAATTTTTGTGCTAATTCTTGAACTTGTTCTTGCATTTCTTGTTCAACTTCTTCTCTAGCTTGAATAGACACATGTTCCATAATATGAGCTTCTAACAAGGTCATGGCTTGTATATTATTCTTAACTAAAATGCTTGAAAAGAAGGCTCTATGTGAATCCATGTGTGCTAAATGATTTTGATTTCTAAATGCCTGTAAAGGTTTTCCTAATAACACGCTTCCGTTCTCAATTCCTGGATCTTGAGGCTGAGGTGGTGTGGGAACAGGGAGAATAGCATCTACATTTTGCACTCCCATTGCTTGATACATACGTCTATATGCTTCATACATGTTGTGCATTTGCGGTGCAGCCTGTGCCAGTTGTAATTGTGTTTGCGCCAGCGTAACACGTTGAGACATAGAAAATATAGTAGGATCAGAAACAGGAAGTATGTCTATCTTATCATCAAAGTCTGCTTCTTTAATAGATCTTATTCCTCCAACAACATCATAAGGATATTGAGGTGACAAAGACTCACTAAATATTTTTGACAGTAATTTAAATTCTATTTTTTGTGCGTAATGTAATCTTTTATGAATAGCCGACATAACACGCATGCCTCTTTCCATCAAAGCCATTGTCGTTCCTACAGGTGCGTTTGCCGCTACACTGTCACCAATTTTTTGATCAGCTACAGTAGCAAATTCCTTACCTGCTTGAACAACAAAACCTAATAATTGAAATAAAGTTGGATCAGCACCTTTATAGGGTAAAGGCATTAGTCCTGCACGTAAGTCACCACTTGGTGCATCGACATCTCTAAATTCACCTGGTTGTATTGGAGAATCATCATCTCGAATACGAAGCCCTCTTGCTTTGAAACCTGCTGGTAAATTGGACAACGTTCCTGCGTCAATTAATTGTCTAAGAGCAGCGGTTGCGGTTCTTGATAAACCACCAAGCATATGTATTAAACCTAATCCATAAAAACCTAATCCTGGTAAAAATTTATAATGAGCAAAGTATTCTATCTTTTTTAAAGTTTCATCTTCTTCTCTGTAGTTTCTATAAATAGATAAAATTTTATTAGAACCTTCGTCAATAGTTACAATATAAGGAACTTTTATACCATCTTCTCTTTCAAAACCTGGAACATCTAAATTAGCATGTACCTCTAATAAAGTGTACTCATCATCAGCATATCCTACTTTTCTAATTCCAGAAACTTCTTGTTCTTTTTCTTGAATTCTATCGTCAGACTCCATTGGTTTAATATCAACATCTCTGTAGAATCCAGAAACTTGTAATTTACGAATTTCATTTTCTGATTTACGAATAACATGTGTTACTCTTTCAGACTGTTCTAAGTTTGTAGCGTTATAAGGAACAACTAAATCATCACTTGGAACAAATTTAGAAATGGCTCTACCTATTCCTGCATCATAGTAAATCTTTTTAAAAGTTGAACCAGACAAAGGTAAATAAAATAACATTTGATCAAGATCAGGATCAAACTCCTCCATCACATGAGTGATCTGATAGTTCATAAACTCTTGTACTCTTTGCGCTTGATCTTCTTTTGCTTTAGTTACCTCACCAATAACTTGTGTTCTTACTGGCCCACCTGCTGGTAATAGTTCTTTGTAAGCTTGTGATTGAAACTGTGTAACTGATTCCGCTAATAATGGATGTGTAACACCGCTAGCCCCTTGAAAAGGCTGTGATCTTTCATTGTATTTAAGTCCTAGTAAATCTAAACCTTTTTTATACGCTTCTTCCCATTCTTTTCTTGAAGACAAATCATGTTGATAGTGATCAAATAATTCACTAGCTATAACTCCTAAATCATTTTCATCAATAAACTCAGCTAAGTTTGAATCAAAACTTTCATCTAGTATTTCTTCTTGTTCACCAATAATAGCTCCACCATCTTCTGTTATTTCTACAAGAGGATCATCTGTTCCTGGTTCTAGCTCTACTGTTTCTCCAACTCGTGGAGGTATCATCAAAGCATCATTTACTGTTTGAGGTTCATTCGGATCTATTCTTTTGTCAACGGCCATTAAGCTACTCCTATTAATTCTTCAATATTAGGCAACGGATCATATTTCACTAAACCGCCTGTTGCCAAATGGGTTTTTGAAGGTAATACCATTTCAGGTGTTAGTTTTATAGCATAAGAGTCCACAGTTTTAAAGCCCGAAGGTATACTTGTTGTCTTTGTGTACAGATCTTGCGCATTATCAGAGCTATTAATAAAATCAGTAGCTTCTTGCATAGCATTTTCTAATCCGTCTTTTTTTACTCTAATGGTTTTTAATATGCTTTGATTGTTCATGTCCATAATTTGAATAACCTTTTTACTACTTCTAGGATCTCCAACTGCTACTTTAATTATTTTAAATTCTGCATTGTTTATGTTTGCCGCTCTTTTTAATGATTGCTCAAGAACACTTGTATAGTGCTTACCACTTACATCTGTAGCATCAGGGCCCCCGTAAAACTCATATGTACCCACGCCTTTTTTTCCTGCTCTATCGGCTAAAGCTGTAGCTGTTGTCCCATCCTGTCCATAGCGTTTTGCGACAAGCTCTGCTGGTGAAATAGCATACCATGTTGGTGCGTTGGGATCATTCTCTACAAACAGTCTTTTTGCTGCTGCGTGTAGATCATTTTTCACAATAACATCTCCCCATGCTTTTCTGTCTTTAAAAGGAATATTAGGAAATAAAGCACGCATTGTTTCTGGAGAAACAACAGCTTGATCAAAAAATTCTAATACTTTATCACGTTTCTTTGCCGCCTCTTGAATTGGAACCATATCTTGCGGTGTTAAAGTGCCAGGACGTATGTTAGCAAAATCTTTAAATACAGCGTTTGATTTCTGTAGTTCTAAAATATGACCTGCAAAATCATCCTCTGTTCTAAAAACAGGACGGAGTATGTCTTGATGTTTAGCGTAAAACTTTATAAGCTCAGGGCTCATATCTCCTGATCGCTCTCGTTGTATTATCGCTGTATCTTTTAAGTTTACTCCTTTTTCAACAAGTCGTTGATACTCTTGTTTTATTTTTTGTAGTGATTTTCTATATGTTTGAAATATATCTGACTGTATCTCATCAGCAAAAGTTACATTAACTGTTTGATCATTAACAATAGCTTGGTTAGATCCAGAACCAAAATTATCTATGTCGTCTTGTATTTTTACTAATTGTTTATTTGCATTATCAATATTTTTTTGTGCTTGTTCTATACTTACTCTACCCCCAGATTGATCAACAATGTCTTGCGCCGATTTATTTGTAACGCTTGTTAGTCTGTCTCTTTTCTTTTCAAGCTCTAAAAGTTTTGTTGTCGTATCTCCTGATAGCTGTGTAGATGTTCCAGGCACAATTGCAGGACGGTCCGTGAGCCGCGACCACCCGACCACGTATGCTTCATCTCCTCTAAAAAAGTCATGAGTAGAATTAGCATAAGACTTAGGATCACCTGGAATGTCACTCGGATCAAGGTACACTACATGCTCTCTGTAAGAATTAGGCAAACTTCCTTTTTCATAATATTGATTACCATACTTAGAATTAACAAAATCAGGTTCTAGTACGCCTGATTGTTGCTGTTCTATATCCGATCTAAAACCAAATGTTTTTGTCTTTAGTTTACGAATAGGGGCTTGTTTAATTCTATTTAATAATACTTGTTTGGTAACAGGCTGACCTGCTTGAAACAAAGAAGTAAATAACTGTGGTAATTGATAATCTTCTACTTCTAACTTGTTAATATTTCGTGATTGAAAAAAGTTATATAGATCAGCAGGTGTTTCAAAAACATCAGGCACACTAGGATCTAGTAATTTTGCTTCGACATTTGAATAAAATCTATTGACATCTTCTCCTGTTGTCGCTGTTGCTTCTGCTACTTCGTCACCAATACGAATTAAATTTTTTGTTTGATTACCACCTTTGAGGATGTCACTTTTTTTATCTAAGTAAACTGCCCATCCAGGTGCTTTACCAAAAATATTAACAGCAGCCATTTCTACCTGTGGAGGTAAATTGTTTTCTGTTGTTGGTTTTAAATTTGCATCTTCAAACAAATCTAAATCATCTATACTCATGTAAGGTGTTTCTTCTTGAATACCTCTTACATCAATACCACTGTCGTCAGGTGTACGTAGTGGATCACTAAATTGTCC